TTACGCAGAGACTCCGTTACCTGAAACTGAATTAGAAGATCCAGAGGAACAGGAACAGACAGAAGATAATCAGGCAGCAGCAGAACAGGAGGTGTAGACATATGAGAATCGCATTGACAGTAGGACACAGTTTGCTTAAAAATGGATCATATACATCAGCAAGTGGAGAAGATTGCGGTGGAGTAAACGAGTATAAGTACAATAAAAAGCTGATGAAAAAGGTAAAAGAATATCTTGAAAGCGACGGACACAGTGTTGATCTGTATATCTGCCCAGAGAAGGTATTTACCGCTGCGTCACAGGAAAAATCATGGAAACTGACACGTTTAAATGCAAAGAATTATGATCTTGTTGTCGAAGGTCACTTGAATTGCTATAATGGAAAAGCACACGGAACAGAAGTATTATACGTTTCCGAAAATGGTAAGAAGTACGCAAAGAGAGTCCAGAAGAAACTCGTATCTGCTAGATTTACAGATCGTAACGTGCAGAAGAGAACGAACCTGTATATGCTGAATAGTACAAAGGCAACAACGATCATGACAGAGAGTTTTTTCTGTGATTCTAAGTCCGATTATAAAATCGGTAAGTACGTAAATAAGATCGCTAAGTTGATCGCAGAAGGAATCTGCAATAAAAAGCTTGGAATAGTTACCAAGGCTAAGGAATCTGTAAAAACGACAGTGAAGAAAGTTACCAAAGCAACTGTATATGCTAAGGTTGTCACAAAATCTGATCCACTGATGATCAGACAGAGTGCAAACGTATCATCTAAGATCATTGGTAAAATTCCGAAAGGATCAAAAGCAGAAGTAATTAAAAAAGGCAGCACGTGGACGAAAGTTAAGT